TTAATAGTGGTTGCGGCTCCAGTATTACCCAATGCCACGACATCATCTGAAAACTTGCCCCGCATAAAGCTGACACTAGTAATTTGATTGCCAACAAAGTTGCCGCTTGCGTCTCGTGCAACGATGGTCGATGCGCTGTTGGAGGATGAAGCCGTTGTTCTGGCGTTGCTCAATGTTCCTGACGACACATTGGTAGCGTTTAAACCGGTTAGGTTTTCGCCCGCTGTGACTACGTCAACCACTCCAGCGCCTGTGCTGTACACCCACATGGTCTTGCCAGCAGGGACAGTGACATTGGCTCCAGTTGAATTTTTGACTTCCAGGTCATCTGAGAGGCCGTTTTTAACAATGTAGGGCTTCTCAATGTCTGGAACGGTGAGGGCTGTTGTAGCGCCAAGCCCAGTTCCTGTGACGTTTAAACGCAGATTACGGGCTGTTTGGCTCGCATTGGTATCTGACAGGGTTATGGAAACATTGGAACCCGAGAAGGCGACATCTGCCGATTCTGCGATTGCCTCTTCAATGGCAACACCCAGATTATCGTTAGTGACGTTTCCCCAAGTTCCGCTATTTTCTCCAGTCGCCATCAACTGGATTTTTAGTGAACTATATGTACTTGCCATGATTAAAGACTCCTAACTAAGCCGCTTGTAGGATGGGTTGCCAATTGGGTGTTTGGGCAGTATCAATGATACTCCAAACCAATGGTTTTCCAACCCGTCCGGTTGCAAAAACTCCAGTAACTACCACGTTTGCTTTAGCGTCTACCTCGACGGTTCCAACGCTTCCTATTGCTGCTATGCCGGTGGTTCCGACATAGTTAACATTCCTGACAGTAACCGTTCCAATATCGCCATCTGACGATACGCCGGTGACTCCCACATTATTATTGGATTGGAGGCTAACGTCACCTACGGAGGCGGTTGCGTCAACCCCTGTGGCAGTGACATTAGCGGCGGCTCTTGCGGTTTCTTCGCCAAGGGCTGTAACACCCTCCACACCTGTCACATTGACTACGGCCTGACCAATGACCTCTGTGGCATCACCTATTGCGCCAGAGGCTTCTACACCCGTGACGGAAACTTCTGCACTTAGGATACCGCCCCAGCCTAATGGGCCACCCCAATAGCTACCACCCCAAGTTTGATAGTCAGGAGCAACCGATTCGCCCAGTTCTCCTGTGCCTTCAACCCCAGTAACCTGTACAAACAGTTGACGATAGCTGTCAACCGTTCCAACCTCACCAATGCCTTCGACCCCGGTTGGGCCAATGGAAAAGCTAATAACCTGATCTGTCGTACCAATTGCCCCGGATGCCTCAACACCCGTGGTTGTTACATTGGCCTTTCCAGACTCATCTGTCTCCCCAATAAGGCCAGAAGCTTCAACTCCGGTGACGCTGACTTCGGCGGTAATAACCCCGCCCTCTCCGTAAGCGCCTCCGCTCCAGAGTAATTCGCTCCAGCCGTACTGGGTAGCCATTGATTAAGCAATTCGGATGATCGCCGCTGTATTGCTTGCGGTGGGGAAGATGATGGTGAAATCACCGTCCGTTGAGGTCTTTGTGCTACCAAAGTTAAGCACACAGACTGCCGCATTAGTCAGCGCCGTATTGGCATTGCTATTGGTTGACGGTGTGGAGTTGTAAATCAAAGCGCCAGCGGCGTTGACCGTCACATTCGAGAAGGTGAGGTCAGAGAAATCTACAAACCCGGTTCCAGCCGAGGCATTGGTATTGGATGCCACCACGCCCAGGTTATTCAAAGAAGAACCGCCAGCCGAGTAATTTGTACCCGAAGACTCGTCAGATGCCGTGTAAGCCGTTGTATTTGCATCAATACTTGCAGAATCCAAATACAAAGCCAGTTTAAACGTGTCTGCGCCTGTGTCGCCGGTGGGGCGGAAATCGTGAACACCAAGCAAAAGCTCGGCTTTGAAAGATGTACACATTGCTTGTGTGATTGCCATTTCTAACTCCTATTCGTCCAAAAGTTTTATAAACTCAGGATGCCCAGCCCGTTTGAACTTGTTGGCAAGCGTGACATGGTTTGAACGTACCGCTTCATGCATGTACTGGACCAGAACCTTCCTGATGCTTTCTCTAAAGGCCTCGGCTTGATCCCGTATGACCGGGTGGGTTTGACTGCCAACGTAAATGATTTTGTCCAACGCTCGTTCTGCAATTTCTTCGGGTGTAAAGCCTCGCCCAGAAGTTGTCATAACGGTTACGCCACCACCCAATAAAACCGAAACCTCATTTCCTATCATCCGACTCGATACCTCACTTGTTCAGTTCGATACATATCCTGGCGATTCTTGCCTTCACTCAGGGTCTTCAGCATTGCCATAGCTTCATTGTAGCGTTTCTCGTACTCAGCAATCACATCACTTTCGCCCTTCATAAAGGTGTAAGCCTCAAGCAGGGAGCCGTACAAAAGAGGTGGATCAAAGTTGTCGCCCAGCCATGATGTGCCAGCGGTCACAATGGATGGCGGATAATAAAAGTAATGCAGTTCAACGTCATAATCCTGATCCGGGGTTGGCCCCAAGATATAGGAGTCTTCGTCAAACATAGCGTAATGAGAGGGCTTGCCTGTTGCCGTGGGGCTTGGAAAAGCCTGCCGAATGTAATTAACGTCCTTGTTCAGGAGGTAGGTGTACTCCCCAGAGGTCGAGTTAATCACCGCCAAGGAGAAATTCGCCAACCAGTCCGAAGGCACTGTGAGGTAAGGGTTGTCTGTGGTGACATTACCCGTCACATTTTTCCGTAGCGCAAGAATTTGCACCGAGTTGTAGATCCGGGTTTCCGCCTCCTGAATGAAGGTATTGATCTGCTCGGTACTGGTCAGGGTTGCCGTGCCGCTTCCAGCACTGTCCGTAAAGGAAGTGTCTGGGAAGTCGTTCTCGACGTATCCCTTGATGGTCTCGAAAAGCTGTGCGTAGTTCATTTAGCCAAGCTTTGCACTATGGTTTAAACCTTTAGTTGCCGCCCCTGTTCCACGAGTTTTCATGGTTTGGGTATTAGGAACCTCATTGGGGTATCCAGATGACGGAGTGACCGGGTAAACCTTGGGTTGTGTGTACTTGCCAATTGGTTTTGCCGTAGTGGCTGGCATGTAGTTAAACTTATCGGTATCCATAGCTATTCCTAAGTAATTGATATTGTTACAGTTCCAACGCTACCCGTAGCTTTTAAACTACTGGGTGTTAATCCTTGATCATCGCCCATACCCACAGGGTTCCATCCCCATTGAATATCTCGACTTCCTATCTGATTGTTGCCGGACACATCATAAGAGGTGTCGGTTCTTGGATTGCGTACTGCTTGCGGATCATCAATCGGGTACATCCCAAGTTGCAATTGCGGTTGATCCGGTTCCCAGCATTCTGGACATACAAGAATGTTAACTTGCTTGGTTTTAATTACAAGCTTTTTTAGCTCCTTCAGTTGATACTGGAAGCCGCAACGATCACAAATGGCAATCGAATATTTGCCTGATGCGAATCTATTACTCATGGCTATCCAAGAAACTGTTGTTGCGGAACAATCCTAATTGAAGCTTTTTCTCTGTCCTCCGCTGTTGCAAATTGCCACTGTTGATCGTATTCCTGTTTTAATGCCGCTACCCGTGCTTCTGCTCCAGGTATCTTGGCTGATAAATAATAGGCCAGCCCAGCAATCAAGCAGTTGTAAAAGCGGAACGGAATGGCTTGGGTATTAACTCCACTGCCAGCATCGTCAATCCGCTTTAAACGCCAATAAACGAAGGTGTACTGGCTTCCTGGTGAGTTAGGCGTGGGCCATACGTTGATCTGTGGATAATCCACTCCAGAGGGCGTGGTGGCTCCAGATTTACGATCTATCCATACCTGAATCGGTTGGCCTGTTGCGTTCTTGTCCGGGATGGTGGCGTAGGTAGAAACACTAATACGGGTGATGCTAATGTCTTGTTGATTCGATCCAGATCCGGTCCGAATGACATGCTCCAGCAGATCAATGGTATCGACAGGCAAGTCATAGGTTGCTTGCCCAGTCACCATCGGAATACTGCCCTCTTCAATCGTCCACAGGTTAATCCCTCGATTTGCCCACTCAATGGTTAACAAATTAAGAGACCGCCGTGCAGTACGGAAGTGATAACCCGTCCTGGCCTCGGAGCCGCAACGCTCAAAGGCCTCTTCGATAATCTCGTTGAGATCCGGGGTAAAGGTGGCGGTGGCAGTCGTTGTCATTTCATCTTCTTAAGGGTTTGAGCAAGCCTTGCCCGTTGACCTAATTTTCCTGGCTTTTTAGCCGCCGCCGCAAGCTTTTTAGCGGGGATCTTTTCGCCCTTCTTAACGCCAAGCGATTTCTTTAAAGCACCGGGTTTTTTAATTGCCTCTTGAATCCACTTGGTTGAGCCGCCCTTTTTCATAAATCCCATCTTATTGCGTACATCCGTTGGGAGTTTTGCCAAGCCAGGGTTCTCTTCTTTGTTTACCGATTTAAGTGCCATTATCGATGCCTCGCTGTTTTCTTTGCAATTCTCTTAGGTTGGGCGACGAACTGCTTACCCGAAGCTTTACCAGCCCGTTTTGCCCTTGTAGTAGCCGCATATTCGGCGGAGGACAAAGATTTAATAGCTGACTCTGGTAAATAACGCTCACCAGTAGCTCCCGGACCTTGGGTTGAGGGCTTTCCACTTTTAGTCCTCCACTTTTGTTTGGTCCAGTCTTTTAGGCTTTTCTGGGGAGCTTTCATTAGCCGCCTTTTCCTGTGATTGGTCGAGGCGCTCCCTTGCCGCCCATCGATTGAAACTGCTGGGGAGCTTGCTGTTGATAAGCGCCTTTACCGCCAATGGATGATGGGAAGCCTACCGGCTGAAAGCCTTGAGTAATCGGTGCAATATTGACCGGCGCTCCAATGTAATTCACGCCCGAAGCGGTTGGGGTCTGGTAATACTGCTGTCCAGCCAAGTTCATTGAAGCCGATACATTCGGTTTGGTTAAAGGAACATAGCCTTGGTTGCGTGTAAACGGGGTTAGGTTAGACGGGAGGTTTTGAGCCACATAATCTGCCAAGGGATTTGCACCGTACCGTGGTGTAAACGCCCTATTCTTGGTTGCCAAATACTCGCCCATCTGCTCGGGATTAAGCGTTCCAACATTTCGAGACAATTCTTGAATCTCTTGTTGGGTGGGGTCTCGCCCCATCAATGTGCGAAACGCATCTGGTATTCGAGAAGTTACCTCTTGCCCGCCGCCAGCAAGAAATTTTCGGCGCATTTCATCGTCGATAACTGTTGGGTTGCCAAACTGTTCTTGGTAGTAACGATACCCAGCAGCATCAGGATCTCTTCCAAGCTCATCCCTATAAAGCTGAAAGAGAGGATCTTGCCTTTGACGCAAACCAGGAAGCGTCTCTTTTTGAAAGATCTGGTCCATAAACCCGGTTTTTTCTTCGGCGCTTACATCTCCGCCTAATTCTTTACGGGTTGCACGATACTCATCAAAGGTAGGCTCTCTGCCCGTTGTTTCTTTGTACAGGTTTAAGATTGGATCGTCTCTACCTTGTATTTCTTGTTGCGAACGTTCAAAAAAGATCTTTTCTTCACTAGGGTCAATTTTTGCACCAAAATCTCTTCTGTAAGCAGACAGCTCCTCTGGCCTTGGCTCCCGTCCTAACACATCCCAAAAAAGATCTTTAATAGAATCATTAAATGACTTTCCAGTCTCTTTAGGAGGTCCGTAAATCGGATTGCCCTCGTTGTCATAATCAATGATCTCATTCATGATCAATCCTTGTAGCCGCCGCCGGCTTTCTTGTACTGCATTGCTAACATCTGGGCTTTACGAGCCGACCATTGACCTGGAGCGCCGCCCTTGCCGCCAGCTTTGATCTTGTTGAAAAGACTTTTCCGCATCCCCGGCTTGGTGTAATTACCAGCCTCGTTGACTCGGGAAGTCGAGCCACCGTTCTTCATCTTGGGGGTCTTGGATGAGCGTACTGCGCCCATCCCTCGGCTTGGCATCATCAGACCGTCTTCCCTTTGGTCTTGACATTGGAAATGCCATCACCACGAGTCACGCCGCCACCGGCTTGCATCTTCTTGGTCATGCCACCGCCTGCCATCATTTTCTTCGTCATGCCGCCGCCAGCCATCATCTTTTTGGTCATGCCGCCTTTCTGCATACCCATTTTTTTATCTTCTTCTTTCTGCATCTCGGCTTTTGCCATGCCACGGCCCATGCGACCCATCATCTCGCCTTCTTTCATCATGCCGCCAGCCTGATAGCCCTTCTTCATCATGCCGCCGCCAGCTTTCATCTTTGACTTCATCATTTCAATTACTCCTTGTACAGGTTGTTAAATGTCGCCTCGGGGTCCATGTATGAATCATCCTGCTCTGCACAATGAATCCATTGGCTTGGTCTGAAATCCGGTGGGCCTTCGCCAGTCACCCAGTAGGCTGGGCTTGTGACTCGAACCCGGTTGTTTGGTAATGCCACAATGTTTCCCGTCCACTTGCCTGCATCGGTCAGTATCAGAACGTGACTTTGTTTATGCTGAGAGGGGTCTTCCGACACATCGCTTTCAGCATAATCCACGGTGAACAAATACCGCCCGGTGTAAAACTCGCCATCAATCTTGCATAGCCACGGCGAAGGCATTGCACGTTGTAATTTAACAACAGTGTGATTGTATGAATTGCAGTCCCAAGGCTGTGCCAGATGTGTCGGCATACGCTCGGGCCATTGTTCAAGCGGGATGTCACCCACCAAAGCGGTAATAGGCATTCTTGCCCACATGGCCCCACCATGAACATTCTCTTGACTGCCGTCATCCGCCTCGCACCCTGTGAAGGCGATTTGGAATCCCAGGCATCGGTCTGGAATGGTCGTGACGGCAATCGCAAGTCCGTGGATGTATTCGCCGTGGTAGTTCTGATGCCCATTTGTAAACTCTTTTCTAACCCAACATTTGAAATAAGGAATGTTGCTTGTTAAGTACATTAGACAAATCGTCCTTTTGTTTTGCCTTTGATGGCAATACCATCGGCCCGTTTAGAAGCCGAGGACACACTTTTCTTTTTAACTGCGCCACCCTTTTTCATTCCACGAGTTTCACGACGTTCGCCAGCCGCCGCTTCCCTGGCTTCTTGATCAGCATAATCCAAATATTTTTTAGGTACCGGACCATCACCTTCTAAAACAAAATCCCTAATAAAATCACGCCGAGCAGTTCTTGGTATTGGCCTTTCGGTAGATCCGGGCTTAGGGTCGATGTATTTTTTAGGAAGATCCACTTCTAGTTCAGCATCCTTAAGAAGCTGTTCTTTAGTCATACCCTTTTTCTTTTTGTCAGCCATGATTAGATAATCCTTCCCTTGGTGAAGCCCTTCTTAGCGATACCGTCACCACGATGATGCTTGGTCTTCTTCTTGACCTTGCCGCCTTTTTTCATTTTCTTAACATTCTCTTCGCCCATCTCTGCGGCTCGTGCAAGGGTTCCTAAAAGAGAACTACCCATGCCAGCACGATCAGTAAGATCGGTAAGGGGTCGATTAGCTTCAATGCGGTCTCCCATCATTTGGCTTCTTTGATTCTGTCGTCCGATAACCATCATTGTTTCCTTGTAGCAAGCGCATCAATTTTGTCTTCTAGCCGTTTAAACCCATGATCAAAATGCTCTCGAATTGTTTCCAAATCGGCTCGAACTTCGGCTCGGGTGATATGGTCACGGGCAACCTCTTCCCTGGTCCGGTTCAGCAAGATGCTTAACCTTTGCAGTTCGTCAAATTTGCCTTTAAGCATAAAGGCCATAACAGCCACCCCGGCACTGAGGATGACGTTCCATAGCATCATCTCCATTTACCATTTCACCTTATCTGCCCAGTAGGCTGCTGACATTTTTCCCTTGGCGATATTCTTGCCATGTCTCGCCTTAAAGCTACGCCTCTTGGCTTTCATGCGCTCAGATTCACCGGACTTGGGTTTGCCAGCCGTACCAGAAACAGTTCCCACCTTTTTGCCCTGTTGACCAAAACGAATGATCTTCTCCTTGCCACCCTCACAAGCCTTAACAATGTGAGACTTCTTTGGGTGGTTAGGAGTAGCCCTTGGCTTGTTGCAAGCCATTGACTTCTTGGAGACAGGTTTCGTAGCCATAGTTATCCACAGATAAGTGTGATCGAAGTCACATTCGTGTTAGATACCACTGCAAAATCTTTGGTTGAACTGTTGGTGGTTAACACTCCTTCAGCCGCCATATACAAACTGTTGACAACCGTGTTATTGGCTGGAGTATCAATGTCCAAAACAGGCAGTGTCGTGCTATCTGGCGTGACGGTAATGTTTCCAGCATTGGCACTGGCAAGGTAATACAAACCCTTCACCCGGCAACGGGGCAACGCTAGATTGCCGCCATACCCAATACTGACATCACCAGTAGTGTTGGCATTAATTGAAACGGATTCAACAGATGAAAAATATGTCGTGGAATAGGCGGTATCGCCATTCAATCCAACCACTGTTTCAGATACCGTCGTGCCGCCAATGTCGCCAACCTTTGTCCCAGTAATGGTAAACCCTACCCCAGTTTCATCGCCAGCGGAGGTAACGGATACTTTATATCCATACCCGTTGCGACCTGGGACGGTGTTTGACAAAGGTAGCAATAACGGCAGAGTACCCGCATAAGTGTCTGTAGCGACATAAAAATCAGCATCTGAACCGACTTTTACGGACCAAACATCGTATTGCATGGCAACCTCCTGTTAGGCGGCTACGACAGCAACGCCAGTAATCAGATCAATGTTTGCGCTTCCGTTGGAAAATACAAGCGTATTTCCAGAAGTGGTTCCAGAGACATAATAAATCGTACCGGCATTACCAGCGGCGGCTGATGGCAAAGATCCAACTGCGATAACTGCAAGTTGAACGGTATCTCCGACAACATCACCTGTGACATTGCCAGTAAGCGTACCAATAAATCCGTTAGTGGAAGTCACTGGACCGGAAAAGGTCGTTGAGGCCATTTGAGGCTCCTTTCGTGTAGTAGCACATTCCCACACCGTCTCTACTATGTCTGCTAGGTCAGTCTGTGTGGGTCCAAAATCCTAGTTATTGATAGTTTAAACGACTTACATAAAAAAAGGGAGCCTTTCGACTCCCTTTTTTACCCGTCTTAGGCGGCCCCAGGAGAGCCAAACATACCCAGAGGATCGGACCAGCCGAAGCTGTAACGCTCACGAGCTTTGTATCGGACGTTGCCGGTATCAAAGTCGCCGTCCATCGAGGTATTCAGAGCAGTACGCACAAAGTGCTTCAGGCCGTTAGGAACATCCGTGCGGATGAACCATGCGTCCGTGTCCGTCAAATAATGGTTGACGGTGTACAACTCTGGGATTGCGCCCATTGAACGAATGGCGTTGGTATCGTTGTCAGCCGTTGCAGTACGGAGTTCCGTATCTAGCAAGCGAGTAGCAACGAATTGCAACGCAGGAGGAACAATCAGCTTGCGGGGTTTAGCCGCAATCAGAAGTCCACGCTCGTCAGTCCAAGCAGCGATTTGAATGATTGCCGCCTCAAGGGAAGCTTCATTCAGGTCGGCAGGGGTGTTAGGCTCGTTGGAGTTCGTGCCGCCGGACACCAAGGGGTGAGCGGTAGAGAACAGTTCAACGCCATCACCGCCAGCATAAGCCGAGTCAAATCCGTTGTTCAGGACATTGGCGGCTTTAACTTGCTTGGTGTTAGCCATAGAACGGGCCAAGGCCTTGGTGTAACGAGCCGAGAGAGAGTCATAGAGGTTGTCCTCAATGGCCTCTTCGGTAATCGCAAAACCGAGAGCAATGGTCTCATGGTTATAACGAGCGGTCCAAGCCTCTTGGGCATTGTCATAAGCAATTGCCGCACCTTCGGACTTAACCGGAGCCGCACCAAAGCCTGAGAGCTTGGTTTCCTCTTCAAAAGAACGCTCGGAATTTTCGGTCTCGAAAATCGCCTTATGCTCTTCTTCGTACTTTTTATACTCCAAACCAAACAGGGCGTTTAAACCTGGAAGGAGTTCTTTTAGCTGTTGGGAACGTGAAATAGCCATTTTTTAACTCCTTACACGCCGAGTGAGTTGGTGTATGAATGAACACCTACATTGAGCTTAACAATAAACTCTGGGTAGGTATCCGTCTGAGTGCCATCCACGACATCAACAATGCGAACTGCCAAAGTTGAAGTTGCGGCAAGCGACCCGCCGTTTGTGCCAACAACAAGGTTCATGCCCGACTTGCCAGTCTTTGTATTACCGGCTGTGCCAAAACCAAGTGCCGCATTTTTGCCGATTGCACCAGGCCAGCCCGATCCATCGGTTCCGCTGTTGAACGTGCCAAGTGCGGCGGTTCCTTGAATTTGGAACAGCGCATCAGGATCGTCCATAACTCGGACATACACATCGGTGTAGCCAGCGGTGATGCTGTTGGCAGGCAGATAGTTTGCATACTGGGAAACGCCAGTTGCATCGACGTAACGAGCGCCAACGCAGACACCAACGATACCAGCGGTTGCATCCGCCGAGGTTGCAGGGATTTTAATGGCGGTTGGTGTTACTGAAACAGCAGAGGGAAGACCCGCACTGCTCAGAGCAACCAAATCACCATTAAAGATAGCGGCAGAGTTATTAGAAGCTACTTTGAACTCCCGGATAACACCACCATTAAAAGCCTGTCCACCAATCAGATTGATTGGGTTAAGGCCTGAAGGGGAGGCAACTGAGGCCATATCCTACTCCTTAAAGGTTTACCCTCTTGTCCCACGGCTAGTGGTCGATTTACGCTCACTAAACATAGGCATACGAGGATCGTTTTCTCTCATAAGGTTATTGTCCACCGCCGACGCTTGATCTGATGTCATTTTGCGATAGTACTGATTCCGCTGATCAACAAGATCTTGTGCCGATTTGTGAAGCATTAACCCACCAATTTCAACATTGCCGGAATTTTTTCCGTAAGTCTGTAGCTCTGGGTGGTCTTCTAGCCTAACTGGCTCCCATCCCTGAGATCTTTTTTGAGCGACATTACGATCATCGGGTTCGTTCATTAAGGATGTACGAATCCATCGATAAGCATAATCAGGCTCTTTTACTGGGTTAGGCAATAAACTCGGAGGAGTCCACTTCCTAACTGAATTTTGGCGTGTTTCGAGTTCACGAGGTGTGCGATTAGACATTTCCTTGCTCCTTTAATTTCATCATTTGTTCAGCATATTCTTTCAATGGGACATTAAGCCTTTGAGCCGTAGCAATGGCTGTTCGACTTAATTTAACCTTTGTTGAACCTGTTGACCGTGAAGCCGGAGCAACGACATTTGCGGGTTTTCTCTGCCCGAATTCTGGTCGATTAGGAAACTCATCTCTCATGCGAGCATCAATTCGCTCGAAATACTCCCTCGAACCAGCGGTATAACCTTCCTTCAATAATTCTTGATGTACACCTAATGCGGCATTGCGTAACATCAGATTGCTTTCAAACCAAGGATTCTTGGCGACCCAATCTTGTGTACGCTGATCCGGTACAACTTCAGGCATTCTTGCATTATTTTGGGGTGCTTGTAAAGGGGGTTGTTGAGGTGCTTGTACATACCTTGGTTGATAATTGGTTACATCCCTCTGTTCAACCGTGTACTGAGCAAGCTTCTTCTGTGCGGATAGCATTTTCTCGCTATCCCCAGTCTCATACGCCTCCTTGTAATCTCGTTCCGCTTCTGCGATACGGGCGTTAATCCTGTCCTTATGACTTTCAAGAAGAATATTTTCTCCCCTTGAGAGTTGTTCTTGGTACAGGCGATTTTGTTCAACCAGAGCTTGGGCATAACGTAACGCTTCTTCTTTTTCCCGCTGGTAGTTTTCTTTTTCCCTGCGGAAATCATGCATTTTCTTGGAAAGCTGACGTATCCGCTTTTGGACATTTTGTCCGTAGGTTGATATTTCGTCCTCTGGAATATCAAACTCACCTGTCGGTTCACGGTTACGATCCTCTTCTGGAGTGTCGTCGTAAACCTCAATATCATCATTTTCTGCTTTAGATGCTTGGACTTCTTGGACGGTATCGTCCTCGATTTCCACTTCAAACTTATCTTGTTCTTCAGCCATTTTGGCCTCCTTATGCTCGGGTAATTACACGGGGATCAGGAACAACTGCCTCCACCATGTCATCGTTAATTAACCGGAACTCTTGCTCCGCCTCTTCATTTGCTACCTTGAAACGGGTTCCCGAATACGCCCTCATTAATACAAAATCACCTTCCTCACACCATGCTCCGTCAGGAAACTTCTCTTGATCTTTAAAAGCGAGCGACCCCATCTTTAAAACCAGCCCTACAACAGTGGCGGTTTCTTCCTTTTTCAGGATGTGATCAGGTCGAACAATGCTGGAATTATTAAACTTTTCATCCAGTTTTGGTATTGCAATCAACAACTTATACCCTTTTGGTACGGGTAGTTTGTCTTCAGTCATCAGGTAGATCCTCCAGTATGCGAATGACTCGTTGAAGCCCCCTGATTTCTCCCACCCGTTCCCGATACTCCGGGTACTCCTGTGCTGGCTGAAACGCTATGGAATCCGCCAGGATTCGTTGCTCATTTCTGATTTCTTTGATTAGCCATTCCTTGAATTCCAAGACGAACTCCTTCTGTCATTTGCTTGCCCTCAAATTCTTGCCGTCGGAGCATGATGTCCTTCTCCTTATCGGCAGCTTTGATAGCAAGGGATGCGCCAGCAATCTCTGCTTGCGAGTCAATGCGCTTGTTTTCCCGCTCATTTCGAGCCAATTCAACCTGGGTTTTAAGCGCCAATTCTGCTTCTTCAATGGCCTTCTTATGCTGGAATTCCGCCTGTTTAAGCTGGAGTTCGGCCTGTTGCATCTGAACGATGGGGTCTTGCGCCTGTTGTTGCGTCTGCTCTTGTTGAGCAATGCCCTTGTCTTTCTGGAGCAATTTGTCTGAGGCTTGGGCAATAAGGCGTGAAAGCTCGACTTCGACATCTTCTGGAAGCTGGTCGTCCTCTGGAGGAAGGGCAACACCCAGCATCTTCTCGATCTCGACTCGGTATTGGAAGGCCATGTGTTCGGCAATGTGGGCCTGCATGGCGGCTTGCAATGCGGCGGCATTGGGGCTTTGACCCACCATCTTCTGGATCAAAGGATCTTGCACAAGGTTCATGTGAGTCTGTATATGGGCCTTGTGATCTTGATAGAGAAAAGCTTTGACTGGCTTGCTCTTCAGAATTGCCATGTTTTCGCTGACAGGATCTTCAGGCTTGAAGTCATCCTCCAGCGGAATGATCTTGTCCACGTTCTTGATGCCCAGAACTTCCAGCATTTGGCGGTGGAGAAGCGGTAGATCGTACAGATCGGGTGCGCCTTGGGCCAATTGAAGTGCCGCCTGGTACTGAACCACCCGCTGGGCCATTGTGGTGGCGTTGGGATCGGACACGGGGATCACATCCACCAGGTCATAGTCCTCCATCTTGGCAAATCGAGTGCCTTCAACGGTGTAGTTGTAGATGGGAGGGGTGTAATCCCGGATGAT